GGATAATTGGTCGCTATCTTTGCCGTATTACGGGAAGGCGCTGAGTGTTTATCCGCGATGGGCGATCGAAGCGGCGGTCGAGGCATGGATCACCACTGGCCATTATTTCCCGCAACCGGCTGACCTCGTCGATAAGCTGCGCGATCAGTATGAGGAATTGAAGATCAGGCGGCAGCGGTTGAAGGCGGCATTGGTATCCTGCCGCCTGAAACAGGAGCGGCCGGATTTGAAGGTGGTGCCGGGCGGCAAGCCGGACGAGCCGGTGCCGCTGGCCGAGATCGCCGCCGAGCTGCGGCTGGCGCAGGCGGCGGGGGCGATGCCGGGCCGGCGCGACGAGGATCTGATCGACCGGCCACTGACGACGCTGGCCGAGGCCGAAGCGATGATCAAAGCCTCGGGCTTCCGCATGCTTGACGAGGATGATCCGCGCGTGCAGGCGATTTTGCGGCAGGATGCCGAAGACCGCGCCAGGGCCGCGGCCGAAACAGCAGGGGGCGACGACGATGAACCGGACCGAACTCGAACTTGAAGTGGCGCAGGAATTGGCCTGCCACAAGAACGACGCGCACCGCACCGTCGAGGTGGTGCTGGGCGCGATCACCCAGGCGATCAGCCGCGGCGAAGAGGTCGCCATCACCGGATTCGGCTCCTTTCGGGTGGCCACCCGGGCGGCCTCGACCGGGCGCAACCCGCGCACCGGAGAGCAGATCCAGATCGACGCCAAGCGCCAGGTCCGCTTCAAACCCGGTGCCGAATTGCGCAGCGCGGCCGAAAACGGCCAGGGCTGAAGGCGCCGGAATGGAAGCGCTGCGCCGGCCGATCATCCCGGGCGACCGCGGCCCGATTGCCGCCAAGTTTTCCGTCGATGCGGCGCAGCGCCGCTGTTTTCTCGACATGGGTGTGGTGGCGGAATACGGGCTGCTGAGCCCGTCCCAGGCGCGGATTTCGGCCGCGTCGTTCCGCCATGGGGTCGCCCAGGCATTCGGCGCGCTCGACTATCGCGCCGAGGAGCTGGAACAGGTCGGTTTCCGCATCGAGCCGCTGCTCGCGGCCGGGGTGGTGCAGCTGGTCTTTCCATGCCTGCTGATGGTGCTGGCGGCCAACCCCGAGGTTTTCCTGGCGCTGGCCGATCGGCTCGAGGCGGCGGCGATCCTCGTCGAGCGCCCGGCGGCGTGAGATGTACCTCGCCGACGAGTTGGCGGCGGCGCGCGGCAGCCCCGGCGACCGGATCCTCTATGGCGCGATCAGCGAATTGTCGCGGCGGATCGCCGGCAGCGAGTCGTTCCTCTTAAAAACCAGCGTTGTCGGTGCCTGCGAGCATGTCGCCGCGACCCGGCCGTCGACGCTGTTGGGATCGCTCGGCTATGCCCGGCTGCCGCACCCGAATGTCTGGCTCGAATGGGACCCGGCCGACAATGAGCGGCTGGGCACGGCCACCGAGCAGCGCCCGGCGCCGCAGCGCATCGGCTGCCAGCTCGCCGCCGGCGACGACAGCGGGTTGTGGGGGGTGGCGACCTGGGCCTGGCGGCACCGGCCGGGGCTGAACATGCCGACCCCCGACAGCCGGCTGCATGTAGCGCCGATCGGCGCGCTGTTCGACTGGCGGCCGCAGACCGATCCCGACCGGCAATGGCGCGACTATGCGCAGCTGCTCGACGACCGGGAATTGGCGGAGTTGACGCGGGGTTGGTTCAAGACCGGCGATGTGACGGAGCTGGTGCGCGACGAGATCCAGGCGGTGCGGCGCTGGCGCGGCTTTACCGTCGCCGACAGCGAGGTCGCGGCGGTGGTCGAGATCGCCCGCCGGTTGCCGGCGGTGATCACGCCGGCCTGCCGCCGGTTTGTCCGGTTCTTTCGCGATGCCCCGTTTCCCTACGACGAAAAGCGTAGGCTGATGCGCGGCTGGCGTGACGACCTCGAAGGCGAATGGCCGTTCGTGCTCGCCTTCGTGCTGATGCTGAACTCGAAGAACGGGCTCGAGCTCAAGCGCCAGGACCTGGCGCGGATCAACAAGGCGCGCGAGCGGGCCGGCAAGCGGCCGTTGCAGCAATTCATCGAAACCGATCTGCGGCTGGCCGAGCGCTGGGGCGAGCACCGCGCCGGGGTCACCGCCGCCGATCGGCTGGCGGCGCGGCGGCACAAGGTGCGCGGCCACTTCAAGGTGCGCAAGACCGGGGTGTTCTGGTGGCCGGTGCATTGGCGCGGCCAGGGCGACGAGCTGCAGAGGCTGCGCTATGTTGCCCGCTGACTATCGGACCCTCACTGATTTTGTCGAGCTCGCCCTGGCGCCGTGTCCGTGGGAGACGCGAAGAACTGCGACAAGATGGGAGAAGCGGTGCCAGTATTGGGGGCGGCTGAAGCTGTTGAGAACCGCCGGCGACGGCGGCCGAGGCCGAGGCCACGGCATGGGCTTCCATGTCGATGAACTGCCGCTGGTTCAGTTGCTCTTTCCGTTTGCCGATTACGCGCCAAAGGGTGCCGTGGAATTGCTGGCGGTGATCAGAAGGTTCCTCGCCTCGGACCCGGAGTTTCGGGCGGCGTGGCAGACTGCCCAGCGCATCAAGTTCGACCCGGGACTTTGCCTTTGGCTGACCCCGTCGCCGAAGCCACACGCGCATCCGCTGTTGCAGAAATACGATCGCGCGGACGGCTTGCCGAACTATGCGTTTGCGTTTGGCGGGGACGAACCGGATCTGCCCGGACCGTCGAAGACGGGACTGAACCTGACCTATCATTTCATCGAATGCCCGCCGCAGCCGGTTTTACTGAGGAGAGCACCCAACAATGTCCCGCGATGACCTCTCGCCGGTCCCCAGCCACATTCCCGATCCGGCTCGCTGTCAGGCAACGGTGCTGAGCAGCAGAGGGAAGCAATGCACAGCCAAGGCCACAACCCGACGAGACGGGCAGCCCTGTTGTAATCGACATAAAAACAGCCGCTGGTTCGTGGTCTGGACGCCGCTCAATGAGATGAGCCATGCCGATGCCGTGCGCCGGTATCAACGCATTGTTGCGGCGGCGAGCGGGGAGCTCGAGCCGCCGGTGCGGGTGGTGAAATGAAGGTCACGATCGAGAGCACCGATTGCGTTGTGTCGATTTCGATCGACGGCAAGGAAGTGCCGGCGCGCATCTGGGAGGGCAACACCGAAGCCGGGGTGCCGGTGGTGTGCTTCGTCACCCGGATTTCGCCGCAGACCCATGCGGCCGAGGTCAACGCGGTCTTTGCGCGCGAGCTGGAGGAGACCCGCAAAGCAGCGTTCGCGCCTTTTGCCCGCGGCATAGATCTGAGGTTCATCTTGTGAGGACAAATCGTGAGCGAGCAATTCACCATTGTCTGGCGCGACGGCGGCCGCGAGCCGCAATGTCCGGCGAACCCGGCCTACCCGCACGGCATCGATGTCGACATGTCGCGCGAGGGCGGCGACTCGTGCTGCACCGAGCTGCCTTACCCGGCGCGGCGCTGCGGCATCTGGTTGGTGGTTTGCCGGCGCTGCAAATTACGGGTCGGGGTCACCGCCGCCGGCCGGCGCGACGATCCGCGCAGCGTCACCGTCGAGTGCAAGGAACCCCGATCGACTGCGGCGTTGCGCCAGGTGGCGGCTTGAGCGAGCAGCTATGTCACTGCGGCCGGCCGCTGCACTATAGCCGGCCCGAATTGCGCGCTGCGGTCGAGCGGATGATCGCGCTCGCCGGCGACGAATATGTGACCGTGCGGGTCGGGACGCGCAGCTGGCGGGTGCAACGGCACTATATCGGGCTCCACGGCCTCAAGGCCGCCGAGATCGCAACCCTCGGCTTCGAGGAGATGACTTGATGGAAACGCGCGAATGGCTGGGCGTCGTCGACAAAGCGAGCTGGGGGCCCGGGCCTTGGCAGGACGAGCCCGACAAGATGCAGTGGCCCGATCCCGCGACCGGATCGCCGTGCCTCCTGGTGCGCAGTCAGACGACCGGGGCATGGTGCGGCTATGTCGGGGTCATGCCCGGCCACCCGGCCTATGGGCTGCACTACGACGGCACCACCACAGAGGATGCCGAGCGGCGGATCGACCATATTCGCACCGTGATGCGGCGGGGGGCAGAACTGGCCGGCCACGAAGCGCGGGCGCAAGCCTATGCGGAACTGCCCGGGGATGATGATCCGGTGGTCTGCGGCGCGCTGCGCGAGGTCGCCGTGCATGGCGGGCTGACCTTTGCCGGCGGCTGTCAGCCCGGCGACCCGGCGCGCGGCATCTGCCATGTCCCGGCCGCCGGCGAGCCGGATCAGGTGTGGTGGCTCGGATTCGACGCGGGCCACTATCGCGATTCCGCGCCGGCCATCCGGGCATTGCTGCGGGATCTCCCGCCGGTGCTCCCGGCGCTCGACCAGTGGGTGCATGCGGACGAGGTCTATCGCGACGTCGCCTACATGCAGGCCGAATGCGCCAGCCTGGCGAGCCAGCTCGAGCTGATCAGGCACGGCCTGTTGCCGGTAGGAGCCAGCGCTGAGGAAACGACCTGTTGAAAAGCATGAGCGCAGAGGAATTGGGCGCGCGTCTAGGCGCGATGCCGATAGCAGTGCAGCTCGAGCTGCTCGCCGAACTCACGAAGCGGGTGCGCATGCGAGGCCATGATCCATCGTTTGAACGCCTTCGCGATGAGCTGCTGGCTTCTCTCGAAAAAAGAGACACTGCCGGCGAACCCGCCGAATGAGTGAACCGGCCGCGCTGCAGGACGCGCGCCAGCAGCTTGTCGAACAGCTCGCCAACCGCCCGCATCGCACGGTGCCGGTGCAGGTCTGGGCCGATGTCGACGAGGGCGTCGCCGAGCTGGTCATAGAGCTGAACGGGATCCCCGGCGTGCGCACCTATGGCTGCTGCCAGGGGACGGGGACGATGGACGCCTATGTCGCGGTCGGCTGGGCCGACGACACCGCGCGGGTGCGGCTGAAGAACGTGGCCGGCCTCGGCTTCCGCCTGGTTGTCGAGGGCGACAATTACGGCACGCTCTACGCGCGCGACGATGATGCGCGACCCGATTGAAAGCCCGGTGCTCTCCGATCACTGGCGCACGGCCGAAGGCGAGATCATCGTCGTCGGCGCGATCCAAAGCACCGACGGCCCGTTCGTGTGCTTCGATACCGGGGTCGCGGTCGACCCCGATCGCTGCCGCTGGCATGCGCGGGGCCGCCAAATCTGCACCCCGACGGTGTGGCGCAAGCTGGTGCGCGATGCCGAGCTGCTGGCGCGCGCCGAGGATCGGCTCGTCGAGGAACCCAGGTGAAGCGCACCGGCCGACAACCGCCGGGCCCGGTTGAAAACCACCCGAAACCGAGTCGAACCCGCGCCCTCGTCGCAACCCGACCCGCCCCGCCGGTCGAGATAGAAAAGTCGATAAGCGACCTGGGCGGGCCGCCGATGACCAGGGGCGAGCGCGAGGACCTGCACCGGCTGATCCGCCAGCGCGAGAAGGTGCTCAAGAGTGCGGCGGCGCAGCGCTCGGCCGAGCTGCTCGCCGACTTCGAGCAGCAGATGGCCAGCATCTACCACTACAATCAGGACGAGGTCTGGCGCCGGGCGCACGCCGCTGCGACCGAGGCCGCCACCGAAGCGGTCAGGCTCATCGCCGAACGCTGCCGCGAGCTCGGCATCCCCGACGAGTTCGCCCCGACGCTATCGCTCTACTGGCAGGGCCGCGGCGCCGGCGCAGTCGTCCAGCGCCAGGCCGAATTGCGGCGCACCGCCAAGGCGCGGATCGCGGCGATCGAGAAGGCCGCCTGCGTGCGCATCGAGATGATCAGCGTCGAGATGCAGACCGAGATCGCCTCGCACGGTCTGACCTCGGCCGCGGCGCGGGCGTTTTTCGACACCCTGCCCAAGGTCGAGGAGCTGATGCCGCCGCTCGAACTCCGACAGATCGAGGGGATGCTCGACAGCCTCCGCCTGCAGCACCGGCTCGGTGAAGTGTGAAAGTAGCCGTATTAAACAGGCGGGAACATTCAGCATTTTCCATTGGGATGGTTAACTAAAAACCCGAGAAAAAAGGGCGGGTTTTAGGCGGCGCGTCTTTAACCATGCCAGGGATTCATTGACAACAGGAGCACATTGTGATACTGTCGCCGCCTCCTGAAATTCCCACGTTGCTGAATCCGTGCCCGCCCCTTTGACAAGGGAGTGCCTGGTATCGTGCGTTGAGCAAGCGTGGACGGCCGCCGAACCATGGCGTCGAGCGCTACCGCAACGGCGAGATCAAAGCCGATCGCGGCGCGCCTGGCCTGCTCGCCCGTCGCCTGCAGGCGCTCGAGAGCGCCGGGGCGGAGCGTGACTTCCGCACTGAAAACCCGTTGTCGCTGATCCTGGCGCGCGCCTTGATCCGCCCCAGCGAGCACTCCGCCGGCGTGTGGTATGCGAGCCTGCACTTCCTCAACGACCCGTTCCGCCGGCCGCAGAGTTGCATCACCAACCTGGTGGCGTCGGGGCCGGCGACGATCGGCCTGGGCGAGCTCGATGACGATCCCAAGCGCGCCGCCGAGCGCAAGGCGCGCTACCTGCGCTGCCGCGATGCGCTGAAGGCGGCCGGGGCCGGCGTCTTCCGTGCGGTGCACAACATCGTCATCTACGGCCACTGGCCGCGCTTTCTCGACATCGACCGACGCCGCACCCCGGACGGGCTGCGCGCCGACAAGCGCGAACTCGAGGCGCTGCAAAGCGGGCTCGACATCCTGGCCCGTGAACTCGGCATGCGGGCGGCAGCCGACGAGGCGCCGGCGATCGATCTCGCCGACTCGATTGCGGCGCTGGCCCTGGCGCGGGCCCAGCGGCTGACGGCCGAAGCCGCGGCGCTCGTCGTCGTCGTCCCGCACCACCACAAACGGCGCCGCCGATAGCCTATGCGCCGATCCGGGACCGGCTCGGACGTGTGAGAACATTTATGGCGACACCGTCGGCCGAGATGCTGCAAGCGCTGCTCAAGAGCGGCGCGCTCAACGCGGTGTGCGACCCGGGCCAGCTCGATTTCGGCAAGCTGGCCGCCTGCTGGAACGCCGCCGCCTGCTGGCATTTCAGCAGCGCGCAGCGCGCCGCGGACCGCCAGGACGCGCTGATGGCGGCGACCCGGGCGACCGCCCGCGGCGAGGCCTACACCCCGCCCCAGCGCCTCGGCAGCGCGGAGGGATGCCAGCCTTGGGCTATGGAGACGGTGATCCTGCCGCCGGAGATCCACCTGGCGCCGGGCGTCGACCTCGAGCGGCTCAAGCAGACCATCGCCGCGATCCAGAAGCGCGATTTCGCCGCGTTCTACGGCCTCGCCGGCGGCCGGTAGCCTCGGGGCAAAATTACAAACCGGTAGCCGTCGGGGCAAATTTACAAAGTTGCTTTCGGTGTCGGTGTCGGGGTGGGACTCGGTTATCGCGACCAAAAACCGGCGGCCAAAACCGCCCGGCTGCGGGCGTGAGAACAGGGATGTATCGCGGCAGGAAAAACCCTTCAAATCATTGACTTTTTTGGGATTATCGGAGGCGGCGCGGATGGCCCAGATGCCGGCGCCGTTGCTCACTCTGGAAGAGCTCGCGGGCCGCGCCCAGGATTTCGCCCGGGCCACCCGGGCGCCGGCGACCCTGCGCGCTTATCGCGCCGACTGGACCGATTTCACGACCTGGTGCGGCGCGGCCGGGCAGACGGCGCTGCCGGCGTCGCCGCAGACCGTCGGCCTCTACCTGGCCGCCCGCAGCGAGCGGCTGAAGGTGGCGAGCCTGCGCCGGCGGCTGTCGGCGATCGCGGTCGCGCACAAGCTCGCCGGCCTGCATCTCGATTTGAAGCATCCGGCGGTCAGCGAGGTTCTGGCCGGGATCCGCCGCCAGCTCGGCAGCCGCAGCGTCGCCAAGACCGCATTGTCGCCCGACGATTTGCGGCGCGTCCTGCAGAAGCTGCCGCATACCCTGGCCGGGACCCGCGATCGCGCGCTGCTGCTGGTCGGCTTCGCCGGCGCCTTCCGCCGCTCCGAGCTCGCCGCCCTCGACCTCGTTGACATAAAACTCAACACCCAGGGCGCCGCGATCCTGATCCGGCGTTCAAAGACCGACCAGGCCGGTATTGGCGAAACCATCGGCATCCCGCGTTCGCGCCGGGTGACCTGCCCGGTGGCGGCGCTGGAGCAATGGATTTCGGCCCTTGTCGCAGTAAATCGGCCGGTTGTTGCAGTCGGACCCGGCGAAATCGCCGCCGAACCGCTGTTTCGGGTGATCTGGAAGGGCAGCAGGCTCGGTGAGCGACTCACCGGCGACGGCGTTTCCCGAATCATCAAGCGCGCCGTTGCCCGGGTTGGGCTCGACCCGGCGCTCTACGCCGGGCACAGCCTGCGCAGCGGGTTCTGCACCGCGGCCGCCGCCGGCGGCGCCGACCTGGCGCTGATCATGCAGCAGTCGCGGCACCGCTCGGTCGAGGTCGCCCGCCGCTACGTCCAGGCCGGCAAGATCTTTTCGAACCCGGCCTCGAAGGCGGTCGGGCTCTGAGCCGCCACATCAAAGCCAGCGTTTCTGCGGCTTGTGGCGGTGTGGCGGCTGAAGGTGGGCGGCTTCGCGCAACATCAGCGCCCAGGCGCCGGTGGCGTGGTCGATCGCGTCGGGGACCATGCGGCGCAGCCGCGACGGAAAGCGCCGCTCGCGTTCCTGCCACAGCGCCAGCGCGCGCTCCGGTAGGGTTTTGTCGCTTTTGTCGCTTTTGTCGCTTTTGGCAATCGTCAGCGCCGGCCGACTCGCCGCGGCTTGGTCGGCGCCGCGCCGAGCGAGCCGGCAAAGGATTGCAGCGCGACGGCGGCCATGCGGCCGAAACAGTAGAGCTCGTGATCGGCGATGATCCGGCGGATCTCGGCCACCGGCCGGTGCAGCTGCCGGGCGATCGCCGGCGGCGACAGGTCGTGCATCAGGCGGCGGACGTCGTCAGGCGCCGGCCGGCCGCGGTCCCGCTCGCTCATCCGGGCAGATCTCCGGTGTGCACGGCACCATGATGCTGCGCACACCGGAAAAGTGCCAGCACAGCCCGCACAATTCGACGATCCGGTAACCCTCTTCCAGCCGGAAGAACGCTTGGGGATGCTCACACCCGCGCGGGCAGTGTCCGTGGCTCACGGTGATTTTGTACCAAATCGGAAAATCGCATGGCCGCAGCCATAGGCCAGATGCCGATGCCAGCCGCCCAGCTCGTGCCGGTTTTGCCACTGCGCCAGCCACGACCCGGGATCGAGCCCGGGATCGTAATAGAGGTCGCGTCCCAGCCAGGCGCCGGTGGCGGCGTCGGCATAGTCGATCGCGGCATTCGCTTCGGCCATGTTTACATTTTGCTCCCGCAAACGAGGCGGCGGAAAGTTACGCGGCCCCCTCAGTGGCGGTCGTGGAAGGCGATGTCGGGCATGCCCTCGTCCCAGGCCTCGAGCAGACCGAGCATGTGCCGGGCGGCGTCCTCGCGCGCGACATTGGCGACATACTGGATCATCCGGTCCTCGCCGAAGGCGCCCCAGATCACCAGGCTGAAGCCGACCGACTGACCGGTGGCGCGCTCGAGCTCGCGCTCGATCACCTTGGCGATGCGCTTGAGGTCTTGCGACAGGCGGCGGCGCTGCGCGTCGTTGAGCGGCATCCCTATCCCTCACTTCTGCAATCCGGGAGAGCGGCGATGGTCCCACAGGATTTACGGCTGCTCACCGGCTTGCTGGCGGCCGAGAGCATGGCCCGGATCAAGGCCGGCGATCGCCGCGACCGGGCGGTGCATGCGCGCGAGATTCTCGAAGAGATCGGCCTCGGCCAGATCAAGATCGGCCGCGCCCTCTACCGGCTGCGCTGCAAGATCGCCGCCCGCGCCCGTCGGGCGCGCCGTGCCGCATGATGGTTTCACGTGGAGCACTCGGCAGGGATGCTGACATGGACGACCGCAGCGACGAGGCCGACTATGCCGGCGCGCTGGCCGCCGACCTGGTCGAGCGCGGCCAGCCGCAACCGGTGGTGACCCCGCCCGATTACCTGCACTGGCTGCCGACCGACCAGGGACTCCTGGTGATCACCGAGCACGGCCGCCGGCTGATCCCGCCGGCCGCGGCGCCGGCCTTCTGCGAAGGCTGCCTGCAGCGCATGGTGCATCCCGGCTTTCGTCAGCCGCACGGCGGCAACTGCTAGGATTCATTGTACCGCAGGTACATTGGGGGTCAGGTCAACCGCCAGCTGCGCTCGCCGCAGCGGATCGTCACCGGATCGCCGGCCTGCCGGGCGCGGGCGATGATCCCGGCCGGCAGCGGCCGCTTCCAGGCGTCGGGATGGTCCGGGTCGACATGCGCCAACAGCCCGCCCGCCCCGTCGCCGGTGAACATCACATGACAGCGATTCGGGCGCAGCGCGGTCGGCAGCGCTTCCAGACCCGGCGTCTGCCGGTGCTCCAACCATAGGCACTCGAACTGGCGGCACGGCTGCGGCCGGGTGCCATAGATCGTGCACGGTGCTGCGGCGGCCGGCCGGCAATGCCGGCACCAGCTGTCGCGCGGCTTGTCCAGTTCGGTGACCGCCAGCAGCCGGCAGCACAGCGCGCAGTCCCCGCAATGGTTCATTCAGCCTTCCTCCAGCCACAGGTCGGATCATGCCTTATTTGACGCCTGATGCGGTGCGCGAGCCGCTCTACGCGATCGTCCCGGTATTTAACCCGTGGCGATGGAAGAGCCGATGGAAGCATACCGAGCGGGCGATCAAGCACTTCATCGATGCCGGCGCGGTCGTCGTCCTGGTCGAGGCCGCGTTCAACCGGCGCGAGCTGGCCTTCGCCGATAGCGGGCTCGACGGCAGCCCGGCCCATTGCGGCGTGCTCGGCAGCGACCCGGCATTCCGGCACCGCTACATCGGGCTGCACACCAAGGACGAGCTCTGGCTCAAGGAAAATCTGATCAACGTCGGCGTCGCCAGCCTGCCCTATGGGTGGCAGAATGTTTGCTGGCTCGACAGCGACGTGCATTTCGTGCGGCCCAATTGGGTCGGCGAGTGCATCCACAAACTGCAGCACTACGCCTTCCTGCAGATGTTCAGTCATGCCCGCGACATCGGCCCCAATTACGAGGTTCTGCCCGAGAGCTACCCGCACGCCAACGGGCACGGCTTTGTCCATGCCTGGAAAGAGGGGCTGCTCGACAAGCCGACCGAAGCCAAGATCGACCCGGCGACCGGCTGCAAATGCACCTGCCATTGCCACAAGACGGCCAGCGGTGCGGTCGTGATCAGGGCCGAATGCTGCGACTGCAATGCCGGCTATGGCTATGGCTATGGCTATGGCGACGGCGGGCGGTCGTTCCCCGGCCTCGCCTGGGCGGCGACGCGGCAGGCCTGGGATCAGGTCGGCGGCCTGATCGACTTCGCCGTCTGGGGCGGTTCAGATTGGCATTCGGCGCATGCGTTGGTCGATCGTATCGACGGCATGATGAATCCGAATTTGCACACGAATTACCAAACACTGGTCAATGAGTGGGCGCATCGCTGCCGAGTGCACATCCGGCGCAACGTCGGGGTGATGGAAGGCAGCGTCTTTCATAATTGGCATGGGCGGAAAACCGAGCGAGGCTATGCCGTCAAGCACTCCCTGCTGGCGCAGATCGGGTTCGACCCGCTGCGCCACCTGAAGCGGGATTTCCAGGGGCTTTATCAGCTGCACGATGACGGCAGCGACGCCTTTGTGAAGCTCCGGGATACGATGCGCCAGATTGCGCATGACAGAGACGAAGATAGCAGCGATACAAGGCTGGATCTGGAGATGACCCAAGGGCATTGATGCGCCCCTCGAAAGATCCGAAAAACTCCGCCGCGATTGCTCGGATGCGTGCGCGGCGAAGGGCCGCCAGTCTATGCGTTCGCTGCGGGCTGCCGGCCCGGTCGAATCGGACGCTATGCGAATTGCATGCGGCGCAGTGGCACCGGGATGCCGTTAGTCGTCGCGAGCAGATCGCAGCATACCGGCTCGGCAGGAAAGACAGAGATAACGCACTCAAGCGCTCGCCGGCGATTCGCATGGTCAGGAACCAAAACCGCCGACAACGGCGCGTTTCAGACCCTGCTTGGGATATCGCCGACCGCTTGCGAAAGCGGATAGGGCGTGCAATCCGGGACCACGGTGTCGGGATCAAGCACTACAAGATTCGTGAGCTGCTGGGCTGTTCGGTCGAGCAACTGATCGCCCATCTTGAGTGCAACTTCCTTTCAGGTATGTCGTGGCAAAACCGTAGACAATGGCATGTAGACCACGTTCGACCATGCGCGTCGTTTGATCTGCGGGATGCTGAGCAACAGAGGGCGTGCTTTCACTTTTCCAACCTTCGGCCGTTATGGGCACTGGACAACATGCGCAAGCACGCAAGGCTGGAGGGGCCATGACCAAGACCAAGCGGGTGATGCTGCCGATCGAGGACGTCATCGCCAACCCGCGCAACGATCGGATCCACCCGCGCGAGCAAATTGCTCTGTTAGCGGAAAGTGTGAAGCGCTTCGGCCAGCCGCGGCCGATCCTGGTGCGGGCCGACAACCGGATGATCATCGCCGGGCACGGCGTCCACCAGGCGATGGACGAGGCCGGCGAAAAGCAGATCGACGTGCTGCTGTGGGAGGTCGACCAGAAGACCGCCGACGCCTACCTCCTCGCCGACAACCGCTTTGCCGAGCTGTCGCACTCCGACCCCGACCGGCGCCGCGCGCTGCTCGACGGCATGGATGGCGAGGATGCCCGCTCGATCGGCTTTCTGCCAGATGAGGTCCAGGCGCTGCTCGATGCCGAGGACGACCCGATCCTGGTCAAGGAGATCGACACCGAAAAGGTCTACGACCGGTTCTGGATCAACATCCAAGGCCCGGTCACCGAGCAAGCCAAAGCACTGCAACGGCTGCAGCAGGCGATGGCCGATCTGCCCGAGGTCGAGGTCGAACTCGGGACCATCGGCGGATGAGAGACCCCAAGAAATTCGGGCGCACCCTCAACAAGGTGCCGAAAAAAACAAACAACGCGCCGAATGCGCGCAATGCCAAGATCGAGATCCGCGAGCGGGTGCTGGCCGAGATCGGTGCCGAGCGGGCCCAGGTCTTCGACGCCTGCTGCGGCGAAGGCGAGATTTACGCCGGGGTGTGGCACCGCGCCGCCGGCTATGTCGGCTGCGATCTGATCTGGTACCGCGACCCGCGGCTGGTCTATGTCGGCGACAGCCGCCGGCTGATGCGGGCGATCGACCTCGAACCGTTCAACCTGTTCGACTTCGACCCCTACGGCTCGCCCTGGGAGCATGTCGCGGTGATGGCGGCGCGCCGGCCGGTGGCCGCCGGCGAGCGCATCGGCGTCGTGCTGACCGAGGGCTCGGCCCTCAAGGTCAAGCTCGGCAGCCTGCCGAATGCATTGTCGATCCTGGCAAGGATGCGCCCGCGGGTGCCCGGCAGCGGCCGCTCGCTCGCCAGCATCATCGACCGGGCGATTTCCGGCATGGCCGGACGAATGAGCTGCGCCGTGGTCAAGCGTTGGGAGGCCAAGGGCAAGACCGGCACCAACATGCGCTACATCGGGCTGATCCTCGAGGGCCGGCCCGAGGAAGGCGACCTGTCGGCCGCCTCCCCCGCCGCTCAGGACGATGCCAGCTTGGCCAGCGCCCCGACCGCCGCACGAGCCTCGGCTTCGGTGTCGTAGAAGCCCATGTAGGTGACCGCGTCATTGGTCACCGCCCCTATTTGCTGCAAGCGCCCCATCTTGCGGCAGTCCCGTCGAACTCGGAAATCGAGCTGTAGTAGGCGCGGCGATCGGTTTTTGGCCGCGTCGTGTCATAGCTGACCAGTGCGATCCAGATCATGTGTCCTCCTTTCAGGATTGAGCTCGGCCGCGATCACCTTGTCGATCTCGGCCCGGTGTTCGCGGATGAACGAGCGCAGCCCCCACTCCTGATCGGAGTTGCTGGGCCGCACCCGGCCATTTCGGGCGCGCTCCGCCCGAAACCGGTCATAGAGCGGCTCGTGGTTCATCACCCACAGCCGCCGCTCCTCGTCATTCACCGTCGGCGGCCCCGGCGCGGCGCCTGGCGCTGCAGCTGCGGCGGCGGGTTGGCCTTCAGATAGGCGAAGATCCAGCCGCCCTCCTGCCAGGCCGGATCGTCGGTCGGCGGCGCGATCGGGATCTCGACCCGCTCGCCGGTGTCGTCGTCCCATTCGTTCCGGGTCTGCTTGAGCGGCGGCAATGGCCGCACGACGCGGCGCCGCTTGCCGCGGCTCCACTGCCAATCCTCGCGGAACTCCTTGACCTGGCGCTTGACCATCAGGCTCAGCGTCTCGGCCCGGTCCTCCTCATGGGTGGCGCCGTGCAGCGACAGGTAGCCGGTCTCGCTGAGGAACGGCCGGTCGTAGTCGAGCGCGGTCAACTCGAGATCATGGAAGCTGCCGACCAGCACGCCGCGCACCGCGACTATTGCTCGGACCTCCGGGAACTCGAGGATGAACCGGCCGCGCTGGCCCCACATCGGCACCTTGCCGTCCGGGGCGGCCAGCGCCTTTTCGAGGCGAACTGCGGCACCGTCGCCCTCGCCGGCGTCATCGTCTTTCCATTCGGTGCTCATGCCGGATGGGCTGCCGCCGTTCAGCTTGATCGCGATCGTGCGGTAGCGCAGCGCCGCCGCCGCGACCGTGTCCTCGTTTGCCTTGCGGCGCGCCCGGTCATAGTCGACGAGGGCGGAGCGCGCCGCTTTGATCAGCGCCGCTTCGCCATCGGGCAGATCGCGAGCGGCGCGGTACTGCTGTTCCTGGGCCGTCGCCGGCGGCACAAAATCGAAACCGAGTTGTGGCATCGGTAGTCTCCATTGCAGAAAAAGACTGACCTCGTCAGGTGGCGCGTCACGCCACGACGCCGGGCCTCACCCCGGCGTTTCGGTCTTGGCGATTGCTTGTTGGATCTGCGTCTCGCTCAGCCCGGCCTCGCGACCGAGGCGGGCGGCCGCGCCGAGCGCCTGCGCCGCCTTGAGCTTGGCTTCCAGGCGGACGGCGAAGGTGAGCAGCGACTCAAGTTGACGGCGAAGGCCGGGAAGGGCGTGGAGGTTCCGCACTTCACGGATCAGCCGGCCCGGCGCGAACCGCTGACCGTTGCCGAAGGCGAGCCGTGCCGAACGCGCCGGCGCCGGCCCGGCAAGCGCGATTTCCTGCAATCGGCCGAACCCCTGCGGGTCGGCCAGCCGCTCCTCGACCAGCAGCCAGACGATCAAGTCATCTTGCGTTGCTTGCATTGACCCTCCCTATGCGCGCCGCCAGGGCATCATGCGGGCGCGGTTGGCAGCGTTGCGCTTCTCGCTGTCGAGGTCGCGCAACAGGCGGTGCATTTCGCGCAGGCTTTGAAGGTCGAGCTGGTCGAGCTGGATGCGATAGCGGCGGCCGGAGGCTTGCGCGATCTCAGCCTCGAGCGCCCGAATCAGCTGGCGTTTTTCCATTCGTCTCTCTCCATTGCAGACGGATCGGATATGTAATTGGGGTCGGTGTACCCGGCGGCCCCGGCCTGCATACCACCCTGTAGGATCGGCGCCACCGGGCCGAGATCGAAATGCAGCTCATAGACGGCGCTCGTCAGGCGGCCATCCGCGTCGCGGCCGGCAGCCTGAGCCACAACAAGAATGCCGTCCCGCGCCAGGCGCGCCATGGCATGCCGCGTGTAGCTGTGACTGACCTCCGCCAATTGCGCCAGTTCGATCGGTCGCAGATCGGTACGCCAGTCGCGGATCACGACCCAAATCCGATCAAGCCGCCGATCGACTGATGGCCGCAATCGGTGATAACCGCGCTGACGCTTGGCGCGCGTCACAGCGGCCTCTGGCGATAGCCGGCGCGACCCTTGGGTCCGGCGTCGGTGACGACCTCGCGCTCCGCGAAGCCGAACGGGATGCGATAGGCCGGGTCGATGAAGACCCACAGATGATACTTGTTGCCGGTGTCAGTCAGCCGCGACTCGGCCGGATAGATCTCGATCCCCTCGTTTTCCTCGCCGACCAGCTGGTTCTTGATCCATTGAAAGTGCCGCCAGTCGCGCAGGATGACGCGGCCGTCGCGGCGCCGGATGTTCAGTTGCACGACGTTCGGCCATTGCTCGTGCCGGATCAGCGCCACCTGGTAGAGGTCGTTGAGCCAGTATTCGGCCTCCTCCTCGGCATCGAGGGCGGCGATGGCGTCGGCCCGGTCGGCGCCGGTGCGCTCCATCGCCACGACGATGTCGTCCTCGCTTAGCCGCCGCAGCCCCGTGAGGGGTTTCAGCGGCTGCCAACCTTTGCTTGTGATCATTCGCTTGCTCCATTGCAGAAGGGTTTGTCTTAGGCCGGGTATTCGCGCACCCGGATATCGGCCGGCCATTCCTCCGGGTCGGCGCCGGCGTAGTGCTTGGTCGGAAAGACTACGGACCGCTCGTAGGCGACCGAGCCGAGCTGCTTGTTGAAGAACGGCACCCCGGCCTTCTTGCAGCGGTCGCGCATCACCCGGGTCCAGGCAATGTCGAAGCTGCGCGCCTTGCTGCGCGGCCGGGCACTCTCGCCGCCGACCACGATCCAGCCGAGCCCCTTGGGTTCGCGGTCGATCAGCTCGAGCTGCGGTTCGACCGAGACCCAGGGCAGAGCGTTCGGGATCTTGCGCAACAGCGGGATCCGCTCGTCCCAGCGCCGGGTGTCCTCGGCCGAGACGCCGATCCAGATGCCGGCAACCGCCATCGGCACCCGCTCAATGGCGATCTCCGGGCGCTTGGTCAGGATTTGGAAGATGTGGCCACGTTCTGCGCGGGCCCGCACCATGACATCCCAGATCGCCTTGAACCATTCGGGCTTGACGTCCTCATGGAACAAGTCGCTCATACTGTCGACGAAGATCTTGCGCGGCCGCGCCCATCGCAAAGGCTGGTCGAGCGCCGGCTGCCAGAAGCGGACCTCTCCGGTCCACACCGGGCCGGCCTTGGTCGGCTTGGTCAGGCCGGCATATTTGGGACCGACCAGCCCGCCCCATTGAGCGATACGAGCAGCCTCTCGCTGAGCGTAGCAATGGGTACAGCCGGGCGTCAGTATGGTACAGCCCACGGTCGGATTCCATGTAGCCTCGGCCCAGGCGATTGGTGTGTTGTCTGCCATTGGTCCCCCTTTCCATTGAAAGTATAGCACTCAGAAGAAGCTCAGTTGACCCTTGTCGCGGGCGGCGACCGGCACGGCGGGTTTGCGCTTCGACCTGCGCGCCGTTGGCACCGGTTTGGTCCATTGCTCGCCGTCAAAGCGCCAGCCAGCACGCTGCTTGCGCTCCGGCGGTTCGCGGGATTTCTCGGCGGCAATAACCTTGCGGCGGATCTCGTCACAAAGCCGCCGGTAGTCGTCCCACAGCCGGCCGTGCCGGTCGATGACCTCGGCGTCCTCGATCGGCCGCATGTTGAGCATGGCCCAGATCTCGGCGATCGGCTTGTCGAAGTGGCGGGCGCTGGCCGACGACGAGGCCCACAGGTAGAGCTCGTGCGTCGAATGGTGCAGCGGGTTCGCCATCACCGCCGGGTACATGACCGCGGCGATCTCAGTCGGGCCGACCAGCCAGCCGCTGTTCTTGCGGTGGCCGAGGATGATCTCGACCCGTTCGGCGCGGGCCTGGTCGAACATCCATTTCGGGATATCGTTCTGCCAGCCGTTGGCGTGCACGACAATCGGCCCGGCCAGGAAGCGGCGGTCATCGGCCGGCAGCTGGAAACCGCCCATCTCGGCCAGCATCGGCACCAGGGCGGCGCCGCCGAGTTGGGCCAAGAGCGCCAGCAGCGGGGCGGGATCCTTCGCCGGTTCCGCTTCGGGCTTGACGCCGATCGTCTTCATTTCAGCCTACGCTTGATCAGCCGCGCCAGCTCTGCCGGTTGGTTCAGATCATTGAGCGGCGTCCAGCAATTGAACCCGCCGATGTAATCCTTTTGACCGTTGCAGTTGCGAAACAGCAGCCCAAGCTGGATCGCGCCCTGGCCCGCCTGCACATAAATCCGCTCGCCGTGCAGGGTGACCTCGCCGCTGACCGCGATGCCGGCCTTGTTCGAGCGGATCTCGTAGCTGCCGGGCGGCAGCTGCAGCGCTTGCGCCAGCAGCTTGAGCTGGCGGCGGGCAGCGTCGTGGAACAGCTTCTTCGGGGTGCCGGGCGCGTAGGCGCCACGCGCCGGGCGCTGGAAATCGAAATCAGACATAGCGCAGCCCCTGATCCATGTTGTGCTGCTCGGCCGCCGCCTTGACCAGCCGGGCGAGCTCGACCGCCTGCTCGTTGCGCAGATCGTGGCGCTCGCCGGCGTAGCGGATCTGGGCCAGCAACAGCGCGCTCCAGAATTGCTGCTGGATGGTGCGGTGCTCGACGATCACGGAGCGGTGGATTTCGAGCGCGATCGCCTTGGCGTTGCCGCCGTTCAACTCGCGCAGGATCGCGTTGACGGCATCGGCGATGCCGTTCGGGTTCGACATGGGTGTCTCCATTGCAGAAGAGAGGACAACTGGCCTCGTCAGCGGGCGCGTTACGCCCGGACCGGGCAGAGCCCGGTTTCGGCCTACATCGTGGTACGCAGGCGCTCGTCGCCGGTCTGCTCGTAGAGGCGATAAGCCTCAAGCGCTTTGCCGGCAGCTGCGTATGCCCGCTCGACATCGTCCCAATCGACCGAACCGCCCCGTTCGGTGCCGCGCTTGTAGGCGTCGATCAGCAGCGAGCAGGCCTCGATCGGCAGCGGCATTGTCTTGGGACTTGCGGCGGCGCTTGCCAACTCGGCCACCTTGTGCGTGACCCATAGACCGGTCGACAGCCAGAAGGTCTCGGCCGCGGTGATCACCACCGCCCCGCCGCCGAACTCGCCCGGCCGCATCTTCGAGCAGGTGCAGGCCCATTCGAGCGACACTGCACCCGGCAGGGCGAATTTGATCAGCGTCGAGCGGATCACGGCGGCCACCAATTCGAGGTTCGACCCCTCGTCGCCGCGCACCCACAGCAGCGACTTGCCCTCGATCGCCGACGCCTCCCAGTAGGCCCCGGTGTAGAAGTCGAAATCGCCCTCGCCCTCGTCGATGATAGCGATTGCCGCTTGATCCAACTCGTCGCGGGCGGCATGCGGCGCCTCTCTGAACCCGTCGAGGTTGTCGCTGATCTGGTCGATGCGGCCGGCGAGCGCCACGGTGTATGCCACCGCCTCGGGCGGCATTTCGAGCAGCGACGAAAACAGCGTGTAGTTGTCCGCCATCGGTTGTCTCCATTGCAGAATGAGGCAGTCTGGCCTCGTCAGGCGCCGTCTCACGGCGCGACCGGGCTGGCGCCCGGTTTCGGCCTAATCGTCTCTGGCGTGCAGGTACTCGCAGCCATGCGGGTTGCCGTGCACGCACGGCTCCTTGCCGGACTTGCAGCGGTAGCAATTGTGGTAGTCGAACGGGCTCGGCCGGCTATGGTCCGGGTCGCGCGGATCCACTGCCGCCACCCGCTCGAGCGACACGGTGAAGGCGGTCATCGGCCGGTTCGGCTGGCCGTCGGCGCGGCGCGGCCGGTTTGGCGAGACCGCCCGCCACAATTCGAACGCGGCGCCGGCATCGGCGTAGCGCGTCGCCTTGGCCGGATCGGTGGTGGTGTCGAGCCACACCGTGCCGTCGCGCCGGATTGTCGGATCGAAAGCAATGACATACTGGCCAGACAGCGGGTGATAGCCGCCGTTGACCAGGCCGATGATCTTGATCATCACCTCGGGCATCGGCCCCTCCTGGTTGACATCGGTTTCGGGGTTTGCCATCTTCGACTCCTTCATTGCAGAAGAGTTCGGAAGGGCCCTCCCGGTGCTTCACGGCACCAAAGAGATCGCAGCCCTTCCGGCTGCTCAGATTTCAGTTGTTCTCCATATCCTGTTGCTCGGTCAGGAACTCCCGGAAGGCGGCGTAATCGCCGCCCCGCTCTTGGTTGTCGATGTAGCGCAGCAGGACCGTGACCTGACTGGCCAGATTCCAACCCTGTTCGCGCGCGAACCGGTCCAAGATGGTTTCGGCATCCATTCAGTATCCCCTTTCCGCCCGGTCGGCGCAGTCATCGCATTGATACGCGGCTGCCTTGTCGGCCGGGGTCAGCTTGTTCGGCTGGCCGCAGGTCGGGCACGGCAGGTTGCGCGGGTTGGTCTTGCTTGCCGCCCGCAATGCCGAGCGGCCGCCCGGGTCTTTGAACATCCGGTTGCGGCGCCGGCCCATCACAGCTCCTCCATGAAATCGTCGTCGCCGATCAGCACCAGGACCGGGCCGACGAGGTAGTCGGTCAGGGTGCCGTCGGGGCGGAACAGCCCGTTCGGGAACTGCCGCTTGCCGTCCTCGACGACGCGCCGCAACGCCCGGTCCCACAGCCTGGTCGGCTCGGTGTTGGCGAGCTGGCCTTGGAGCTTGCCCTCCTCGTTGCAGAAGGCGGCGCAGGGCAGGATTTCACCGGGTTTCATCCCGGGAATGACCGCCTGCGCCTCGCGGGTGAGGTCGCCGGGGTCGAAGGTGCCGAAGGCGGAGATCGCTTCGATCCAGCCGCCGACCGCAGCCTTCATGAACTCGAGCTTTGGCGTGGCGTCGAGTTCGGTGACTTCCGGCATCGGATTGCCCGGCCGGAAGATCAGTGCGGTGCCTTTCATGACAGCGGCCGGGGCTGCAGGGCGATCCCGGTCCGCGGGTCGTAAAAGTCTTCATGCCACTCGTGCGCCATGCCGTAGCGGCACAGCAGTACCCAATACTCGGCGGGCTTGAGGTTGAGCATGACCAGGCGTTCGAGTTCGGCCGCCGACAGCCGCAAGGCGAGATCGCCGGCGCGATACCAGAAGGCGCCCTTGGCCGGGTTCTTGTTTAACGGGCCGTCGAACAGCTCGCTCTGAATGCCGCCGAGCGGCTCCCAGCCGCGGTGCTTGTCTCCGAGGTAGGCCATGACCAGCGAGTTCGGGTTGAACAGCTTGATGCCGTGCCGGCCCTCGATCTGGATGTCGAGGATCGGCAACTCGATCGGCTGCCGGTTGCGCGGCGGGTTCTCGGTCGGCACGTAGGGCGTTTCTTCGCGCGACCGGATCGTTGCCGAGGTAAAAGTTTCGATCAGGTCGGCCAGGGTGCGGCCGATGGTTTCCCGCTCTGCGGTCTTGCGTGCGGTGTTTTGCATTGCCGCACTGTTGACGGCGTGCGATTTCATCGTGTCGAGATACTTGATGATTTCGGCTACCGTCTCGGCCGGGGTGTCGGCCTCGATGATTAAAGGCATGTCCTTCTTCTCCATTGCAGGGTGCGGTGACTTTCCGCGACCGCGCACCGGCGCGGTTTCGTCGCCGGTCAGGCGACTCGTCAGGCGGATCAATTGTAGCGGATGCGCATCCCCTCGGCCTGGCAGCGCTCGGCGAAGGCTGTCGCCTCGCTCGAGAGCATTACCAGGGATTCGGATTCCTCGCCCTTGGGGAACAGCGCCGCGCGGCCCTTCTGGCTCAACGGCACGACTTGCGCATAGGCCCGTGCGGGCGTGTTGTCCGGGCAGGCCTTGATGTGCAGATCGACGACCCGCGACTGGCGGGCGACCGTGCCGTAGCGGTTCAGCAGTTCGACGATGCGGTCGGCGAGAACCGCGTGCTGGCCGTCGCAGGCCGCCAGATAGGCGATCGGCTGGCCGCCATAGACAGTGCCGTCACGGGTTGTCTCGCGGACTGCGATCGTGTCGTAGCCGGAGCTGCGGCTATGGTCGCGCATCACTTTGAACCGCGCCAGGCGGCCTTTGGTCAGGATTGACATCGGGATCCTCCATTGCAGAGCGGCAGGTTGCCTACCGCGACCGGCCGAAGCCGGTTTCGCCCGGTGGCGCGGGCTCGTCAGGCGGTCAACTCTTCGGTCTTGATGATCTGGGTGAGGCGGGCCTGGGCAGAGAGCGTCGTCTCCATCATGGTTTCGAGACGAGCGCGAAGAATGTCGAGGTCGCGCTTCAGCAGCTGCGGGTTTTTCGAGTGCAACGTCGATGCTCGGCACCAGCGGGCTGCTTCCGAGACCATCTTGGCGAGACGCGGCAGGCTGTTGTATTCGCGATTGACAGTCCAACAGCCGATCGCTTCCTCAAGCGTTTTCATTTCAATGCCTCTCAGTTGGCTCGCTTCGACTTCCACTGCGCCAGGAAGCCGGGTTCCGGTTCCTGGTCGTCGTGCTCGAGGTCGAGGCTCTTGGTCGACACGGTGATGCCGAAAAACCGCCGCGTCGGCGTGCCCAGCAAGTACTTCAAGAAGAAATCCGGGCTCAATGCGTAGGCGTGCCCTTCCTTCTCCGCCCGCGCCTGCAGGTATTGATCCAGGCGCAAGGCGACGACTTCGAAGCGCTCGCGGCGAAAACGCACGGCACGCTGGCCGCGGGTCTCACTCGGGTTGGGCATTGCTCTCATCCAAGAATGCGAGGGCGAAGCCATGTCCGGCGAAATCCAGCCGAACATTGACCGGTTCGCTGCTTTCGACAACGCGGGTGTCGGTGACCAGGGTCCATCGCAACATCAGGTCGGCGACATAGGTCTTGGCTTCCTTCTCGGTGTTGAACCGAAGCTGGTTGCCAGTCCATTCGCCGCTGCTGTCCGCGATGACTTCGGGTTTGAAGCTCATTTCGGATCTCCATTGCAGGTGCGGTGACTTCCGCGACCGGCATCGCTGCCGGTTTCGCCCAGGGTCAGCCGGGCTCGTCAGGCGGGTCTGTCTCCCAGGCCTCGGGTTCGCCAGCTTCCCACGCGGCGGCACGTTCGGCCGCGTCCGCCGCCCAGATGATGGGTGGGATGGCCTCGTCGACGATCGCGACGATGCGATCGCAGGTGCCTTCGATCAGCGCGATGTCGGCCTCGGTCAACTCATGGCCGACCTTCAGGTTGTGAATGTGGGCCATGATCTTCAGGTTCTTGGCTTCGCCGGCGCAGCGGCCAAGGGCGCCGGCGAAGGCGAGCCGCCTCTCAGTGTCACCTTCCATCACTTTGCTCCCCACGGCATGTCCCATTTCTTGGCGCAGGTCTGACCATAGCCGACCGCGGTCGACCGGCCATCGCTGAGCGGCAAGCCGCAGAAGCAGCAATTGCCGGTCAGCTTGCCATAGGCGGCGGCAACCCCGGCCGGATCGGCGGCCAGCGCGGTCAAGGCGGCGACGATCGCCGTCGCGGTCGCCTGGTCGATGCGGCCCGAGGGCTCGAAGATGCCCTCGCGCGACATCCGCCCGTACCATTGCCGATCGCTGAAGTCGCGGTCGGCCGAGGTGACGTTGATCGACCCGGGATGCGCCGAGCCGACGCCGGCGATCGACAGCCGCAAATCGCGGTTCTCGACGCGGACGATCAGCTTGGGCGAGCGCAACCGGGTCTTGGCGCGGTCGAGGAGGTCGACCACGCCCTTGGCCGGCTCGCCGAGGTCGGTCTTCTGCGGACCGACGCCCATCGCCCGATCGGCGAGTTTGGCGACCCAGGGAACCATTGCCGGGGTCAGGCCGCGGGGACTGTAATGGGCGTTGATCAGGTTGTCGGCAAAGCGCCGGTCGCCTTCGCCCAGCAGCCCCTTGACCCGCTCCAGCATTTTCATCTGGTGCGTCAGGGTGCTCATTCGTGGATCTCCATTGCAGGTGCGGTGACTTCCGCGACCGCAGGGGCAGCTGCGGTTTCGTCGCCGGTCAGGGCGACTCGTCAGGCGGCCTTACATTGCGCGGTTCGTCATAAAGACAGAGCAGACCAGAGGATTCAGAAAGAACGCGTAATAGAGCGGCTCTGCGGTGCCGGGCGACGTGGCGAGAAATGCCACTCCGGCCAACGGCTGCGCAGAGCGCGGCAGCGATTGGATGCGGAATCCCATGAGGCCGAGCCACCGGGCGTATTGAGCCGGCGTGACATCGAGCGGGACGCACGCAGTGGTGCCCAGGTGGGCGATGTACCACGGCGAAGCGTGTGCCCCGACCGTAACTGCCGCGGTGAGGACCGCGGCAAGCGCAAGTTTCAACATTCGGATCTCCATTGCAGGCGCGGAGTGACTTCCGCGACCGGCCGAAGCCGGTTTCGGCCCGTGTCACCGGGCCTCGTCAGGCGGGCGAGTAGAGGACGATCGCCGAGGCGGCGCCGAGCATCGCCAGCGCGTAAGCGCCGGCGACCGGGACGGCGAAGCTGGCGACCAGGCACGCCATGCCGGTCCCGCCGAGGATGGCGGAGACCAGCCACAGCGCCAGGCGCGCGAGTTTGAAGGCGCTCATTCGGATCTCCATTGCAGGTGACTTTCCGCGACAGCCCCCGCCGCTCGTTGGCGACGGGGGAAGTTTCGGCCCGAGTCGGCGGGCCTCGTCAGGCGGTTTCGCCATCCGCGGCGGCCAGCGGCAGGGTTTCGCCCTGCTCGTCGCCACCGTCGTCGCCACCGGCCGGAGCCGGGGGCACCCAATCGGCGCAGCGCAACGCCGCTTCGTCCGGGGTCAGGCCGGCATCGAACCAGTCGTCGAGCGGCAGACCGTCGCCGCACTGGCTCAAGGTCAGACCGTCCTTGGCCTTCGACAGCGCGTAGTTGGTGTCGGCATAGAAGCGCATCAGCGCGTCGTTGCGCCGCTTGCCGATCAGTTTCTTGCGGTATGCCGCAGTTTCTTCGTGCGCGCCGGCGAGGGCCGGCAGGCCCTCTTCCTCGTCGTCCTCGCTCGGCTGCCGCGGTGCCGGCAATGCTGTCGGCGGCGGCGTGATCGAGTCGATGATCGCTTGGATGCGCCGGTCGTAATCGTCGATCTTCTCCTGGATCGACTTCTTGGTCCGCTCGGGTGCGGCGCCGAGCTTCTGCGCCCAACGGGTGCGATGGGCCCGCAGCGCGGCGATGGTGCCGGTGATGGCGCCATCGAGCAACTGTCCGGTCTGCACGCCCAGCCGCAAGGTCGGGCTGTCCGGCTCGGCGTGGTGCGGCATCAGCAGCAGCACGGCACCCGTGACACCCGGAAAGGTAATCAGGGTCGGAACGCCATCGGAGGCGCCCCCGGCTGTCGTGAATACGCGCACCTCGCTGACGCCGAGCATCGCGGCCAGACTGGTCACGCCCTTGAAATAGGTCGGCTTGAAGACGACCGACTCAAGGTCGGCAGTGGTCCGCGACCCGAGCTTCAGCTTGTCGAGGATGGCCTGAATCCCGGTGTCGGGATATTTGCCCTTGCCCTGCGCAAGCGGGGTCAACCGAAAGGTGGCCTCTTCCTTCGGATCCTGGATCATCAGATACGGCGCATCGGTCTGAAACGAGATCGAGGCGACGTTGGTGTCCAGTTTGTCGATGAAGGACAGGCGTTCCTTTAACAGGTCAGCCCCGATGGTGACGCCTTCGCGCAACCAGGCCGGGGTTCCCTCGGCTGCCATCGAGTGCAGAAAGACCCACTCGCCGTTGGTGCCGATGGTTCGGATCTCCGTTTCGGAGCCGATCAACCGGACGCCGAGCAGATGTTCGGGCGTCGGGACCTTTTCGACCTTGCCCGACGCGCCGATTCTGCTTGGCCGCGGATGGGTCGCGGCGGCAAGCGCCGTCAGCAACGCAAAGATCGGCAAGCGGAGCGGCTCGAGCGCTTGCACCCGCTCTGCTTCGCCGTCGGTTTCGACGACGGTCAGGGCAGTGCCTGCTTGCGGCTCGACTTTTGGCTTTGTCGATTTTGACTTCATTGCAGAGGATCTCCAGAGGTTACGGGACACAGCTTCCCGCGACCGGCCGAAGCCGGTTTCGGCCCGGTGCAACCGGGCTCTCGTCAGACGGGTCGGTCGACTTTGTGGACATAGGCTTTGGCCGAGGGACTGCCGGCCTGCACCTTGACGAGTTCGGTCTCGGCGGCGGCCTCGGTCATGAACTGGCGAACATCGCGATGGGTGCGAAGGATCGACCAGCGAAACCGCGGCGTCCACACCGCGCGCTTCTTGACTCTGTCCCACTTGTCGAAGTCACCGCCGACATAGCAGCCGCGGTGCTCCGACTCGATGATCCAATAGGACATGCTTTTCTCCAATTGCAGGCGGATTGACTTCCGCGACCGGCCGAAGCCGGTTTCGGCCCGTGTCATCGGGCCTCGTCAGGCGGTTCAACTTGCGGCAGGCGGATTGCAGATCGACTTGAGCCACAGGCTCGACGGCTTCGACCCGCCGACGTAGGCGGAACCGAGCCGCTTCGAGACGATGCCTTCGACGCCGAGCTGCTTAGCCGAGGCGAAGACCTTGGCGCCCTGGCCGACGACGTGGTCGACATAAAGGACGCCGGTCGGTTCCGTAGCGCACAGCTGGTGCAACATTTCCTTGCGCTTCTCGAGCGGCAACGGGCGCAGGTCGCGCCCGTCGAACCACAGCATGTCGAAGGCGTAATACCGCATGCCCTCGCTGGTCTGGGCCCGCATCGCCTTGTGCAGCTTGTCGAGATTGGTGACGCCGTCGGGATTGGCGATGGCGACCTCGCCGTCGAGCACGACGGCATGACCACAACGAGCGAGCTCGCGGGCAATCGCCCCGAACTGCCAGGTGTAGTCGCGGCCGCTGCGCGTCTTGCAGCGCAGCCCGCCCTTGCCATCGACATAGACCAGCAACCGCCAGCCATCCTGCTTGATTTCGTGCAACCAGGCGGCGTCTTCAGGCGGCTGCCGGGCCTCGCCGACAACCAAAGGCTCGACCTCAGGCAACCCGACCGGCTCCGGTGGGAGCTGTCGATAAGCCATTTCAGAATCTCCATTGCAGGCGGATTGACTTCCGCGACCTCGCCGGCAAGCGAGGTTTCGACCAGGGGTCAACCGGTCATCGTCAGGCGGGAATCGTCAGATTGATCGCGACCTTCATGCCGTCGCGCTTCGGGTAATCGACAGCGACGGCGCCGCGGGTCGAGGCGACCAGCAGAGTCTTGCCGGTCGACGACGGCGAGCCGCGCCGCGTCAGGTCGATGGTGACGACGAGCTTGTCGCCGGTCACCTTCATTTCGATGCCATCCATGGGGATCTCCATTGCAGGTGCGGTGACTTTCCGCGACCGTGCTAATGCACGGTTTCGCCCGGTTGTCGGTCGGGCTCGTCAGGCGGAGACAGTTCGTCGTATTCCTCGAGCAACCTGCGGCAGGTGGCTTCAACCGAGAGGTCATCCTCCCAGCAATCGCCGACCAGTTCAAAGGCGCCGTCTAGCGTCTTCATCAGCTCCCACTGGTAATCGTGCTCTTCGAGCCAATCGAGCACCTGGCGCTGATACAGCACCGCCGGGTCTTGCAGCCAGACGTCGTAGATGGTTTCTACTGTCGGCGGCGCACCGGCCAGCATCTTGATCTGAAATCGCTGGACTTCAGCTTTACTAAAGCTGCCGTCGGCGACGACGTCGAACCCGATTTCGCGCAACGCGACGCGCACCTGGTCGAGATACTCGGCAAGGGTCATCATTCATCTCTCCATTGCAGGGGCGGGTTTCCGCGACCGCGCACCTCACGCGGTTTCGGCCGATACCACTCGGCCTCATCAGGCGGGATTTACTGGCGTTCGATCCGGTAGTTCGCACCGGAATCGCGCAACCAGATCAGGTCGAAGACCGTCTTCGACGGGTCCGTCATTTCATGCAGCGTCGGATGCGACATGCGGGAAATGCGCTCTCGCATCTGCTGTGCTTCTGCCCGGGTGATAACGACCACCTTGCAGCGTTGCAGACTCTTTGCGGCCATTACTGGAACGCAGCAAGCAGCAACTGCCAGTCGCCGAGATCGACGGCCAGCCACACCGGCGAGGCTGCTACAAGAACAGCCGCCAGGTACAACAGCTTCATTCGGGATCTCCATCCTGCGCGGGGCAACTTGGCTACCGCGACGCCCCGCGTGAGAGACGGGGCGTTTCGACCCCAGCCACGGGGCCTTCGTCAGGCGGCAATCAACTTGTCGTAAGCGGCGATCTTGGCTTGCAGCTCCGCGCGCACCTTGCCGCGCGTGCCCTTCAGCTTGGCGATCGTCATCGTGCGATGCGCCTTGATCGCGGCCAGCGTGCGCACCGGGTTCGGCTTCGCCGGCTTGGTCGACGACTTGGTCGACTTCACCGGCTTGCCGACAACCTGGCGCGCCTTGACCGGCGGCGCGTCGGCCAGGATCGCATCGTACTTGTCGAGCGCTTCCTGCAGAGCCTTGCGGGCAACCTCGTTGCTGGTCTTCGCCAGCAATCCGGCGACCTGGGTCCGATGGGCGCGCGCCGCGGCGAATTGGCGATTGGTCATCATCGTGGTCATCGTTTTCTCCATTGCAGTGCGGGACTTTCCGCGACCTGCGGCGCTATGGGCGCGACAGGTTTCGGCCGGTTGTCAACCGGCTCTCGTCAGGCGGATTATTTAGGTACGGCGAAATACAACTCGCCGCTGCGGCGCAGCCGCTTGGCGTCGACCAGGCCGGCCATGATCTGCTCGAACGTCTGGAGCGACATCCGGCTCATCAACGCGGCATAGAGCACACCGCCGGGCGCGCCTTGCGGGCACTCGGCAACTGTCTCGACGATCGCGGTCGCGACCTTGACCAGCGTTTGCACAGCTGCGCGACGACGCGCGACAGCTTCACTGTCTGGCATCTTGGATCTCCATCCATTGCAGATTGCGGGGCAACTTGGCTACCGCGACCGGGCAATGCCCGGTTTCGACCGAAGCCAACTCGGTCATCTTCAGGCGGCTTACATGCACAAGAGCATGATGCGTCCGACAGCTTGGGCCTCACTGAAGCCTTCCCTGGCTTTCAGCGCTTCGACTTTCGCCATGGCGCCCATAAAGTCGGGCGTGCGCCACAACTCGGTTCGACCCGAGGGCTCCACCTTGGTCATCACGAAGTTTTTGATGCCGTGGTCGTCCGCGACTTCATCGAGCTCCCAATAGGGCAGGCTCATCTTTCGTTCTCCATTGCAGTGCGGATTAGCTACCGCGAACCGCCAGCCTTTCGACTGGCGGGTTTCGGCCTTGCTAAAGGGCCTCTTCAGGCGGCGATTTGCGCGTCATAGGACGCGATCTTGGCCTTCAACTCGGCCCGAACCTTGCCGCGCGAGCCGCGCAGCTTGGCAACGCACATGGTGCGATGGGCCTTCCATGCCGCGACCTGGCGCGACACGGGCTGGCTAACCCGCTGCTCGCGGACCGGCGCGCCTTCGAGCTCGGCATCATAAGCGGCGATTGCCGTTTCGATGGCCGACCGCGCAACCGGCTGAGACAACTTCGCCAACTGTACGATCAGCATGGTGCGATGCGCGCGGATGGCGGCGAAGTGACGGATTGACTGGGACATAACTGAACTCCATTGCAGAGAGGATCTACGGTCGAGAGCAACCGCGACTGGCCAAAGGCCAGTTTCGACCGGCGCTACCCGGTCATCATCAGGCGGTAAACAGGGGCAACTCAGAGCCCCATCTTGTTGAACCGTTCGTAAGTCTGGCCAAAGTCGCTCGCGACATTGGCATCAAACCCAACCATTGCCGGTTGCGGAGTCGGTTGCTCGGCCAACGGATCAATGAACGGTGACAACGCCGCGAGAGTGCGAGTTACCAGCCGAACCTTATCGATGGCCTTGTGTGGACTGGCCGATTTCATTGAGTTAACCAATGCGCGGAGACTGTCGATTTCGCGAAGTGCGGTTTCAATTTCGCACCGGAAAGCGGCATCTAGCGCAGGCGAGGGCAAATCTACAAACCAGCGCTGGACACCTTGCGGGTGACTGTGCGCGTAGCCGTGTTTGCCATAGGTGATCTTTTTCATGCGCGAGGACTCCTTGCCGTATGCCCCGGACAACCCGGGGCATACCAAAGGAGACCAGCCAGCAACCCGCCCATTGCTGAGCGGGTGCCGGGTGGCACTTAGGAGATCCTGCAAATAGAGTGCGCGATTACTTAGCTCGACGCGGGCATTAAAGGGTTTGCTGTTGTATGGGTCTTAGCACCTTTGCTGCGGACTCGAGGTCCAGCCCTGGCCGCATTTTTGAAACTGGGAGTCCCCAGCCAACGCTTGGCGTAGCCTGCCGATCCGCACCGCGCGGCTTAGGATATGGTCCGCGGTGCTTTGGTCATTTACGGGAAACGCGCAGCCCTTGACCGATAACTGGCGCGAGTGCGAAGCGGGAAACTCCGCGACTGTCTCAGTATCTCCGGTCACCTCGCTTTCCAGCGGGTTAGCGGGAGGCCCCTCCGGGCCGCCCCGCGCGAGTCGCGATGCGCTCGCAGGGGATATATTGCCATACCGGATGGGATTTGCAAGGGGTTTGTTGTGGAAAATCAGCGGGCTGGCGGATTCGCGGTTCGGTGTCGATAAGGGGTTGATTTCGCAGGCCGAGCGGATCGCGGTCGCGGCGGACTCGGCGGATTCCGAATGCCAGGGTGCGGAGTGCCCGCCCGGTCGGAGACGGCATGGCGGGCCGCGCCAGGGTGCGGAGTGCCCGCCCGGTCGGAGACGGCATGGCGGGCCGCGTCAAGGGCCGCTGAGCGGCCAGGACCGAATGCCAGGGTGCGGAGTGCCCGCCCGGTCGGAGACGGCATGGCGGGCCGCGTCAAGGGCCGCTGAGCGGCCAGGACCGAATGCCAGCGTGCGGAGTGCCCGCCCGGCGAGCTCGCGCGCGGCGCCGCGCGCGATGGCGTTCGCTGGGCAGCGGGCAAATGTCCCCGTCTTGCGCGCGCGCAATCCCCTCGATCAATTGGGCGAACCTGGCGCAGCGGTTGACGCGACACGCGCCAGCGGTTGACGAACAAGGTGGCGCGATTGACCAACCCGGTCGATCGAGTGACGAAACCAATCCAGCAATTGAACAGGCAAGTCGATGGCCGAGCCACGGCAACGAAGTCCTGATGCCGGCAAAAAGCCGATCGCGATCACTGCCGGCGAGCTCGAACGCCTGGCCCGGCTGCTGTGCACCGAGGACGAGGCGGCATCTTTCTTCGACTGCAATGTGCGCACGATCAAGCGCTACCTGAACCGCGCCGAGTTTCGCGAGGCCTGGGACAAGGGCCGCAGCTATGGCCGACTGTCGCTGCGCCGGCTGCAATGGCGTCATGCCAGCGGCACCGGCAACTCGGCGGTGCAGATGACGATTCATCTGTCGAAGCACTGGCTCGGCGAAAGCGAAAAGGTACTTGCCGAACTCAGCGGCAAGGACGGCGGGCCGATACGACATGCCCGCGAGGTCATTCCGAAAGACCTGTCCGGGCTCAGCGATGATGAACTTTCGGCCCTCTATCGAGAAGCGGTTACGGCGTCTCGCACAGATTGACGGCAACCGCGCACTCGAGCGGGTCGAGCTCGAGCGCTGCCGCCGTGACGCGGTCTATTGGTTCGACAACTGGGCCTGGACTTACGACCCGCGCAACGTCGCCGACGGCTTGCCGGCCTATGTACCGTTCGACTTGTTCGAGCGCCAGGCCGAGCTGTTGCGCTGGATCGCCGCGCGCGTCGCTGCCCGCGAAGAAGGTCTACTGGAAAAGAGCCGCGACGTCGGCTGGACCTGGGTCGCCGCCGGGTTCGCCTTGCATGCCTGGCGCTTCGCGCCCGGCTTCAAGACCACCATCGGTTCGCGCAAAGAGGAATACGTCGACCGGATCGGCGACCCGGACTCGATCTTCGAGAAGATGCGGCTGCTGCTCTATCGACTGCCGATCTGGATGCGGCCCGACAACTTCCACAGCGATGTCGACGACAACTTTCGCCGACTGATCAATCGCGACAACGGCAACGTCGTGGTCGGCGAGGCCGGCGACAACATGGGCCGCGGCGGCCGCGCCACGCTCTACCTGATCGACGAGGGCGCCTTCATCGAGCGCGCCGACCGGGTCGAGGCGGCGATCCAGGGCAACGCCGACTGCCGCATCTGGGCGTCATCCTCGAACGGGCCCGGCAACCTGTTCTCGCGCAAGCGCCACAGCGGCCGCCTGCGCCCCGACCAGATCTTCACCTTCCACTATCGCGACGACCCGCGCAAAGACACGACCTGGGTCGCCAAGAAGAAGGGCGAGCTCGAGGCCCACATCTGGGCCGCCGAGTACGAAATCGACTACTCGGCCTCCATCGAGGGCGTCGTCATCCCCGGCAAGTGGGTCGAGGCGGCAACCCGGCTGGCGCAACTGGTCGACATCCAGCGCGTCGGCCCCGGCGTCGGCGGCCTCGACGTCGGCGGCGGCAAGGCCAAGTCAGTGTTCGTCGGCCGCTTCGACGTGCTCGTCGTGGCGCCGGAATACTGGCTCGAACCCGATACCACCGACACCGCCAACCGGGCGCTCGACCACGCCGAGGCGCTCGGCGTCGCGGTCTTGAACTATGACGCCATCGGCATCGGCCAGGGCGTGCAGTCGACCCTGACCCGCAGCGATCGGACCAAGGTCAAAACCGTCGGCATCAACGTCGGCGACCCGGCCAGTTACACCGTCATCTGGCCCGATGGCAGATCGTCGCGGCAACGCTTCGCCAACTTGAAGGCCGAACTCTGGTGGACCGTGCGCGAGCGACTGCGCTGCACCTGGGAGCATGTTCGCTTCCTCGAGGGCGACAGCGAAGGGACCGAGCATCAACTGAGCGAGCTGCTCGCCCTGCCGCAACACGCCGAGCTGACGACCGAACTGTCGACGCCACGATCGTTTCGCAACGAGAAGGGCCTGATCCTGATCGAGTCGAAGACGCAATTGGCGGCGCGCGGTGTCGCCAGCACCGACTTCGCCGACGCCCTGGTGCTGACCTTCGTCCACCCGGCCGACAACGTCACCATCCATGCGCCAACAGTCGAAGTCGCCGAACGCGGCTGGTCATGGACATAAGGAGCAAGCAATGACAACACACGTGCTGCACATCATCAATTCGTCGGACAGTAATCCGGCGCAGCATGCCCGGGTCGAGTTCAAGGTGCAGGGCAGCTACGGCGTCCTGGCGCTGGCGCCAGGCGAGAGCAAGGGCTGGTGGATCAGCCCCGACGACGAGATCCGCGTGGTCGAGATTTTCGAGCCGAAACCGGCACCCACGGCCTGACGCAATGACCGCGCAGATCGTCGACTTTCGGCCTCGTCGCCTGGCGCCGACGATCCAGCGCTTTGAAGTCGCCGTCAGTGCCCCGGACACGGCGCTGCTCTGCCCGTGCTGCGGCGACCTCGTCTTCTATCCGGGCTGGTGGTGCGCCGACTGCGGCGCGGTCGCCTATCCGCTGTTGCTGCTCGATGACGACTGCGAGGAAGGCGGCGACCTCGAGCCCGACGACGATGGCCCCGACGACGCGCTCAACATGCTCGGTTCGTCCTGCAACCTGGCCCCGCCCGATCACGACGGCTGGGCCTGACCTTTCACACAAGCCGGGAGTCTGGCAATGGCAGCTGATCCCGGCGACGGCCCGATCGTCGCGACCAAAGCCCTCGACCCTTACACCGACTCGAGCGGCGCCAGCCAGGCGCCCGAGCTCGTCGCCGGCATGGCCTTCAAGGACGTCGGCTCCTATGGCCTGCGCCAGTACGGTGGCTGGGTCCGAGAAGAGTTCAACAGCAAGCTGCAAGGCCGCGAGGCGCAGCGCTACTACCGCGAAATGCTCGACAACTCCGCGACCGTCGGCGGCATCCTGTTCGCCGTCATGCAAACCATGCGCAAGGTCGAATGGCGCCAGGAGCCGGCCGACGATACGCCGGCGGCCGAGGAACTGGCCGAGTTCGCCGGGACGTTGCGCGATGACATGAGCCACACCTGGGAAGACTTCGTAGCGGAAGCCTTGACCATGCTGCCGTTCGGCTTCGCCCCGCACGAGATCGTCTACAAGCGGCGCAGCGGGCGCAAGCGGCCCAATGCCAAGGTGGCAACCTCGAAATACGACGACTCACGGATCGGCCTGCGGCGACTGCCTTTGCGCGGCCAGGAGACCATCCTCAAGTGGTTCTTCGACCAGAACGGCCAGACCACCGGACTGACGCAACAGCCGTGGATGGGGCAGCTGATCGACCTGCCGATCGAGAAACTGCTGCTGTTTCGGCCGACGGCGCACAAGAACAACCCCGAGGGCCGTTCGATCCTGCGCAACTCGGCCCGCATCTATCACTTCATGAAGCGTATGGAGGAGCAAGAGGCGGTCCTCTTCGAGCGCTTCTCCGGCCTGCCGGTGCTGTGGGTCCCGCCGCAGCTGCTCGACGCCGTCGCCGCCAACGACCCCAAGGCCATCGCCACTTACGACTCCTACAAGCAATTGGTGCGCAACGTGCGCATAGACGAGCAAATGGGGGTAATCCTCCCCAGTGGCACCTTTGCCGGGCCGCAGGGTCCGACCAATGTTCGCATGTACGACTTCAAGCTGATCACGCCCGAGGGCGGCAGCAGCCACATCAACGCCAACGACGCCTTGCAGCGCTACAAGGTCGAGATGCTGACTACCGTGCTGGCCGACTTTCTCGACCTCGGCCACCAGGCGCGCGGCACTCAGAACCTGGCGATCTCCAAGGTCGACATGTTCTTCCAGGCGATCGCCGGCTGGATGCAGGCGATGTCTGGCGTGCTGAACCAATACCTGCTGCCGCGGATCTGGGATCTGAACGCCCTCGATTTCGACCTGATGCCGCAATACGTCCCCGACCTGGCGCAGCGCATCGATCTCGACATGCTGTCGAACTTCATCCTGCGCATCAGTCAAGCCGGCATGCCGATGTTCCCCGACGCTGACCTCGAAAACTGGGTGCGCGACGCCGCCGGCATGCCCGACATCACTGAAGAGGCCGACTTCCTCGACCAGACGCAGGAGCCGCGCCAGGCCGAGGGCGAGCCGCCGGTCGACGTGCCCAACGACGTCGCCAAGATGCTAGTGCGACTGGCGGCGCGGCGCACCTTGCGCGCCCGCAAGCGCAGCACACCGGCCTATCGGCTGCGCTATTCGGCGACGCTCGATCGCCGCTTTGCGGCTTGAAACCTGAGTATTTGGCCGCATGTGACGGCTTCGGGGGTGCCGTTTCCAGCGATGGGAGACACCATGACCGATCCTTCGACCCGCATCGCGCAGCTGGTCTTCGAGTTCCGCAAAGAGCAGGCGCAGCGCTCGTCACCAATCCCGATCCCGGTGCGCTATGGCGCCAATCGCGTGCGCTATTCGGCCGAAGACTGCCATCCGTTCGACGACGCGCCGTGCGCATACCGCCAGACCCGCTTCGACCTCGACGCTGATTGCCCGCTCGAATTGCCGGCCGGCATGGTCGGCTGGGTCACCATCGACGGCTTGCTGGCGCCCTATTGCGTCGCTGCCGACGAGGTCGCCGGCTCGGCCCGCTTCGCCAGCTGCGACGAAGAGATGTGTCCGATCTATGACGGCGACCGGCAACTCTGGGTGATTCGGACGACCGGCGCCGTCGTCATTAACATCGGCCCCGACCCGGCGGCCCGCACGATCGTTGCCCAGGCTAGGCGCAGCAAGGCATTCGCAAGGCTTGACGGCGGCGACATCACCCGTCAATAAAGCAATCGCGACTGGTGGTTGTCCCCAACTCGGTCGCCACAGCGACGGCTATTGAAGCGCCGCCATTCTACCCCCCGGCGGCACTACCCCAGCTTCAGGTCGGTTGCTTCGTCGGGGCCAGCTGCACTACCCCCGCAGCTGGCCCCGCACTTTTGCGGATCGCCACCAACCCGTCGCGGACATGCGCCGCGCACAACAAGGTTTTGCGTGTCGTTGCCGCCTCGTAATCATCGCCCGGCCAGTGCCGCGACACGATCAGGTGGTCGCTCTCATTGCAGCCGATCACATACATCTCGTCGGTGTCGACTTCTACGACTGAGCCGATCGGGAACTCGGTCAGCAGGGCTTGCACTTTGGCCGGCCGCGAGCGCCACCATGCCAGCTGCGCTGCGTCCCATGGAAAACTGATCGGCTTCATCGGGTCTCCTTTGCGTGAGGGCGGGCGTGGCGCGATCGACACGATCAGGTGGTCGTTCTCGTTGCAGCCGATCACATAGAGCGCGGCGCGTGGAGCATTGATCGGCTTCACTTCGGGCGGGTCTCCTTTATGCGAGGGCGAGCGTGGCGCGATCGTCCGAGTTGACCCCCGACATGATTCAACAACCTGACGACCTGGCGCGCAACCAGGCGATCCGGGCCGAGCGGTCGCTGACAATCCTGTTCCGGCAACTGCTCGACGACCTGCGGGCCCGGCCCGAGGCCGACTTGCGGGCGCTCGTCGCCGGCGAGCGCTGGGATCTGCTGCTGCGTCAGCTGCAGCACGACATTGAGAGCGACCTGGCGCGGACCATCGCGCGCCGCCTCGAAACCCTGTACTTCGCCGCCGCCGATCAGGCGACCGCGCAGATCAGCGCGCGCACCGGCCAGGCGTTAACCTTCGATCGGCTACATGTGCAGGCGACTGCCGAGCTGTTCAACGAGCGCAATCGATTGTTCACCCAGCTCGGCAACACCACGCTCGCCGGCATCAGGGAGATCCTCGCCGGTTTCACCCAGGCGGCCGATGCCGGCGACCGCACCGCCGAACTTGCTTTGCTGGCCGGTCTGACCCCGCGCGCCGTCAACGCGGTGCGCAATTACACCCGGGCGCTCGCCGACGCGGAGCGCGGCCCATTGCGCAACGTGCTGCGCGACCGGCGCTTCGACCCGAGCGTGGTCCGGGCAGCGGCATCCGGCACACCACTTGAGCCCGATCGCATCGATCGGATGGCGCAACTTTACGCCGACCGGTATGTGCGCTTCCGGGCCAGCTCGATCGCCGGGACCGAGGCCATACGGATGGCCAACCTCGGCCACCGGGCAGCGTGGCAGCAAGCGACCTTGCGCGGCGTTACCGCACCCGGGCGGCCGCCGCGGCGCTACTGGCAAACCGCCGGCGACGAGCGCGTCTGTTTATGGTGCGCGGCGATCCCGCTGTTGAACCCGGGCGGCGTCTTGCTGAGCGAGCCCTACATCGCGCCCGATGGGACCACCACCGGCCCCGAGGACAGTCATACCCTGTGCCGTTGCAGCGAGGTCTATCGCTCTGCTTGACGACCGCGGCGAATCGCGGAAACTATCTCGGACTAACTTGATGAGAAGCGACTACATGCCGCAACTTCCGCGAGTTACATTGTCACTGGTCGACGACCCTTTACCGCCGTCGCCGTTCGTCATCACCGCCAACGAGACCTTGGTCCAGTTTTCCTTCGTCAATGCCTACGGCGTGGCCGTGGGCCAGTTCATCATCGCCCAGGCGCCGCCGCATCAGCGTCTGCCGGGCTCGCCGACCCGCACCCAGACCGCCTACATCCATGATCTGGGCATGCTCGAGCGGGTGCTGAGCAAAGCCGCCCCCCTGCTGCTGCAGGACTGAGGAGTCCGCCGATGGTCGATCCCGGCCCGGATTTTCCGGCGTGCCGCAACTGCGAGTACCAGCAACTCGAGGCCGGCAAGCTCTACTGCCATAAAGCGCGGCCGTTCGCCCAGGCGGTGATGGGCATGGCGCCGCCCAAAGCGTCGCCGATCGTCACCGGCGCGCCGCCACGCCCGAGCCTCACCCCGGAGATCCGCGGCGTCGCCACCTGTTTCCCCGAAGTGCAGCCGGAATGGTTCTGCTGGGAACACCCGGTGCTGGCCGACCGGATCGCCCGCCGCAACCCGCTTTACCAGTTGCTGCTGCGGGTGCATGGCGCCAGCCAGGAGCTGCTGGACGAAGGCCGCGCCGGCGCGAACGGGCGCTATGTCCCGCTTGGCGGGATCGTGGTCGAAGGCACCAGCACCCCGGTTTCGTAGTAGCCGCGGCTGATCGCCCCGGCGGCGATCCACCCGGCCAGTTCGGCCTGCAGCTTGGCGATCACCTGGGCGCGCGCGTCTTCGGGCATGTCGACGAGCAGCTGCAGCATGGCCCACACCCCGGCGTAATAGGCGCGGCGGCTCATCATCGGGAGTGCGTCGCGTTCGGCGAGCGCCGGCATGACCAACCCCCGCCACAACTCCCAGCAGCCGGCGATCAACCGGCCGTCATCGTAAAGCTGCCGAACTTCCTCGGGGCTCAGCGTCGCCTCGGGCATGTGCGTTTCCAGCGCGTACTCGGCCGCCAGCTCTATCACGGCAACGGCAGCAAAACGGCAGCAAGGTGTCCACATGGCTCGTTTATTCGACGAGATCCGCAAGGATATGACGGCTGCCGACGCCCATGTCGCGACCGCGCTGGGCAACCAGCCGGGGAAACGCTGGCGGCCGTTCAAGGCGTTTGTCGGGACCACCTCGGCGCCGACAGTCAGCAAACAGGCCGCCGAGCCCGCGCTCGGCGGCCCGACCGGCCGGCAGCTCGCGCTGCTCGACGGCAGCGTGCCGGGCGGCGTCTACCACATGCCGCTGACCCAGGATCCGGCGGCACTCTCCTACGTCCGCCCCGACCAGGTGCCGCGCTTCCTCGCCGCCTTGACCGATCCCGACCTCGGCGTGACCCGCCAGGACATGCCGTTCGACCAACTCACCGCGATCAAGAACCGGGTCGGCGGCGATGTCGTGCGCCACTTCATGCGCGAGCCGAGCGACAAACCGCCGACTGTCGTGGCGATGAACGGCGGCCACTATCTCGTCGACGGGCACGACCGCGCGGTCGCCCACTGGCTCGGCGGCCACGACACGATGGCGGTCAACGTCAAGGACCTCGAGGCCGTCTCCAATGCGATGAAGCGCGACGGTGCACAACAGCGGCCCGGTAGCCTTAACAAGCGGTCATCCAAGCCTTTACAAGCGGCCGACGACGGCCTGGCCGAGAACCCGTTTCCCTACGACCCCGCCGGCCTCGGCGAGATCCGCCCCGATCAGGTGCCGCGGCTGCTGCGGGCACTGACCCACCCCGACGATCTGCAGACCCGCACCCTGCCGTTCGCCAACCTGACCGCGCTGCAGGACCGGGTCGACCCGGGCAAGGTCGAGGCGATCCGGCAAGGCGAGCACAAGCCGCAACATGACCCGGTCGTAGTCCGGTTCAGCGATAAGAACTGGATCGTCGACGGCGATCACCACCTGGTCGCCCAGCTGCTCGACGGCGCCGACAGCGCCAAGGTGCGCTTTGTCGACATCAGCCCGAAGACCGAGGCGCTCAAGGCCTGGTCGACGACTTTGCAGGTGACCAAGGCCGATCCCGATCAGCAGCTGATCTTCGGCTGGGCTTCGGTCGTCACCAAGGGCGGGCAGCCGGTCATCGACCACCAGAGCGACATCATCCCGGTCGAGGAGCTCGAGCGCGCCGCCTACGACTATGTCCTCTACGCCCGCGACCACAGCGACATGCACCGCGAGATGGGCTGCGGCCGGCTCGTCGAGTCGCTGGTCTTTACGACAGAAAAGCAGGCGGCACTTGGCATCGACCTCGGATTTGAAGGCTGGTTCGTCGGGTTTCGGATCGACGATCCGGGACTGTGGGCGGCGCACAAACGCGGCGAGCGCCCGGAGCTCTCGATCGGCGGGACCGCCTTGCCGATGCCGATCTGATGACCGAGCAGCTGTGCGAGCGCTGCGGCACCGAATTGACTGTCGGCCGCGATACGCTGCCGGCGCCCTGGTTCGACATCGGCGCTCATTCGATCAGCGGCAAGCACATCAGGCCCAAAGTCTGGCAGCTGCTCGAGGTGCTGTGGCATCACCGCGCCCGCGCCAACCCGCTGTCGAACGACATGTTGATGCGGCTGATCTACGAAAACGCGATCGACGATGCGCCCGAGAGCCATGTCATCGCCGTCTACCTTGTCGCTCTGCGCAAGGCGTTGCGCGACACGCCGTTCGCGATCAAGACCTACTGGGGCGCCGGCTGGCGGCTGATCGATGCGCCGGCAACTTAGACCGCCGGCGCCGCTGCTGCTGTTCGGCCTGGCGGACAAGCCCGACAGCAGAGCGCTCGCCAAGATGAGCTGTTTCGACAACCTGCCGCCGCGGGTGCGCGCCGCACTCGCCCAGTCGCCGTGCGACTTCAACCCGATCCAGATCGGCAGCTTCTATCGCTCGGTTCATGGCGGCGAAACCGCGACCCTTAATAAGATCGCGAACTCCGAGCGCAACCAGAGCACTGGCAACAACACGGTCCACCCCGACGACAAGCCGCCGCCGCCGCCGCGACTCTCGCCGCGCGAGTGGTTGCTGCAAAACCCGGGCTGCTGAAGATGCAAAAGAGCAGAAGCGCGGTTCGCTGAACCGGCGCCTCCACCTCCCCCGACGCAGCCGGCATTGCGGCGCAGCTCGTCGGCGAAGTCAATCGCTGCAGGCAAAATTTGTTTGATGGGGCGAGAACAGATGCGCAATGCTACAGCGTTGACTGCCGTCGCGGCTGTGCTGCTCGCCCCGATCCTGGCCGCAGCGCTGTGGCCGCTCGGCCAGGCGGCGGCGCCGACCGTGCTCAAGGCCACCGATACTCTCGGCGTTGTTCAAGACGGCCAGCCGATCGTCGTGACGCTGGCGCAGCTGACCGCCTGGCAGGCTCGGCAGAAGGGCATTCTCGCCAACAAGACCATCGATTGCTTCCCGTTGGGCGCCAACCGCTGCCCCGGCGCCACCGCGGTCTCGGAGATCGTCACCGACCCGACCCATATGCTGGCGCCCAGCGAGTGCGGCCGGATCATCTATTTCCCCCAGGCGGCGACGGTGACAGTGCCGGCCGGGCCCTGGCCGCTGCCGGGCGCGCTGCCGCCATCGTGCTGGCTCGGCCTGGTGCAGCAAGGCGCCGACCCGGTGAGCGTCGTCGGTACGCCGGTCAAGGCCGGCAATCCCTATAATTGGTGGGCCTGGATCAACGGCGCCTGGCAATGGCAACAGTCCGGCGATCCGCGGCGCGCCGACGACGATCCGTCGCCGCAAGCGCCGCCGGCCGCGACCGTGCCCGATGCCACCGGCAAACGCTGGTCATTGCTTGGCGGCCAGGTCGCGCAAGGCGGCGTCGTCGACCCGATCACCCACGACGTGATCCAGCTCGTCGCCTATGGCGGCGTCATCTATCAGCGCGCCGGCACCGCCTCCGGCATGGCCTTGCACAGCGTCGACGGGCTCAACGTGACCGGGGGTCAATCGGCGATGATCGTGCTCACGATGATGCCCGGCACGACCGACATACTGCTGCGCCGCGATCACTGATCTCGGCCGAAATTGCGGCAACGCGGGCGCGCAGGTCGGCGAAGGCGAGACCCAGCGCGGTCGAGACAATCACCGGGTTGCGCACGCTGCGACAGAACGTGAAATGCGGCGATAGCCCGCCGGCGCACATCGTTTGGTAGCGGGCGCGCAACTCTGCGCCATTGCTCGGGTGGTGCAGCGCCAGCCACACGGCAAGCCCCTCGATCGCGTCATAGCGAGCGGGCTGCAGCTCGGCGACGGCGTCAAAGATCGCCGCCCGCAACGCGGCGTAGGCCTCTTGGTCGGTCTTGACCGGCGCCCAAACCGGGTCGCGGTCGATCCGCTGCAGCCATTCGTCGAGTTCGTCGATCGACACCGCGATCGTCGTGACGCGCGCGGCATTCGGCAGGTCGAACGACACCGCCACAAAGCCGGCCGGCGGCCGATAGTCGCGCAGCTCCGCATAGGACAGCTCCGGCATATTCCTTTCTCCAACTAGCGCCTGGAGTCTAGCAGATGCCGAAGATCCTGCGCCGCCTGACCGTCAATGAAATCGCCTCGGTCGACCGCGGCGCCGGCGACGGCGTCAAGATCGTTTTGATGAAACGCCTTCCCGAGGAGAACCACAAGTCAGGCAGCGAGCAAATACTCGCCTATGCGCGGAAGATTGCCGATCACGTGGGCTTCGAGCCATCCGATGGCACCATTGCAGCGGCGACAGAGAAGACCACGAACCCGCCCCGTGGCATGGTCGTGGTCAACCTGAAGGCCGACGAATGGATCGCCGGGGCGACAACACAGGGAACAGCAACCAGCCTGTTCGCGAAACATGATCTCGTATTGCTGGACCGTGATGCCGTACTTGCGACGGAATTCGCCAATCCGCCGCCGTGTGCGTTCCTTGGGATCACCACGAAGGCGCTCTCGACGCTGGTCAGCCCGAATCTTGACGCAAAACTTGCAATCGGTCCGAACATAGCCATTGCCCCGCGAATGGAAGTCGGCAAAGGGGCGCTCGACGCCGCAGATCCGGCAAGTGGCTGTGCCTACCTCGTTGATGCGGGGACCGGCGCGGGTGCGCTTGACCTTGTGAGCATCCCCATATTTGCAGAGGCGTTGATAATGAAGACCGCAAACCCCTCCAGCCCTGCTCTTGTTTTGGCAGCCATCGATAGCGCATTGCATGATCGTGAGCCCTACTGGAAACGTGACTTCTCCGACAAGGAGCGCCAGGAAGCGGCGGCCAGTGGAGAGGCATTGCCTGATGGCTCATTTCCCATTCGCAATGCAAGCGACCTGCAGAACGCGATCGACAGCTTCGGCCGCGCCAAGGATCCGGGCAAAGCCAAGGCCCACATCATCGCCCGGGCGCGTGCGCTCGGCGCCAGCGACAAGATCCCGGACGACTGGAAGTCGAGCCGCGCCCGCAAGGGGCTCGGGGCGATGCTGGCCAAGCTGCTCGGGCTCAAAAAGCAGGACGCGATCGACTTCGACGACGCCCAGGCCGCGATCGAGGCCGGCGAATACGCCCAGGGCATGCTGACCGAGATTTGCGAGTCGGTCGACGCGCTGCGTCAATCGGTGTGCTCGATCATGTCGGACGACGAACTCGCCGACAAGCAATCCGCCCTCGAGGAGACCTTTCAGCAGTTCAAGGATTACTGCCAGGGCATCGTCCCCGAGGAAATGGAAAAGGCCCTGGCCGCGGGGCTGGTCGCGGCGCGCACGACTGCGGCGGCAACTGGTGCTGTCACGAAAGGAGCAAACGACATGACGACTGAGACTGTCGAGAAAGCCGCGCTCGACGCGGTGAAAAAGGACCTCGACGCGAAGACGACGGAACTGGCCACTGCGAAGGCGGCGCTCGCGACTGCCGAAGCAACCGCGAAAGCGGCGGGCGAAGCCGAGAACAAGTACCGCAAGCGCTTCAATGCGGTGCTCAAGATGTCGGCGGCGCACAGCGCCTTCATGAACCATCCCGACAACGACATGAGCGGCGACGAAAAGAAGAAGTTCGCCGACATGACCCCCGACGAGCGTTCGGCGCACATCGCCAAAAACCCGATCGAGGAAGCGACCAAGAAGCGGATGGAGTCTTTGCCCGAGCCGGTGCGCAAGCAGCTCGAGCAGGCCGCGGCCGACTCCGCGGCGCTCGCCAAAATGCGCGGCGACGCCGAGGTCGAGACTTTCACCAAGCGCGCCGTTGCCTTGAACCTGCCGGTCGACATCGCCAAGCATCTCGCCGCCGTCGCCAAGGCGGCGCCGGAAGCCTGGGTCGAGATCGACAAGGCGCTCGACACGCTGGCCAAGACCAACACCGCTCTCGTCCACCAGGTCGAGACCGCCGGCCTCTTCACCGAGTTCGGCAAATCGGGCGACGGCGCCACCGGCAACCAGACGGCAATGCAAAAGCTGCAGGGCAAGGCAACCGAGCTGCGCAAGGCCGATCCGAAGCTGTCGGAAGCCGAAGCGTTCGCCAAGGCCTATGCCGACAACCCCGACCTCGTCGCCGAGCAGCGCGACGAGCACCTGACCAAGGTGCTGCGGGTCGCCGCCTAGGCCATCCGCGCGTACTTTTCATCAAAGCCCGACTGCCAGCCACGGTCGGCTCCTAACCCCTGTTTTTGAAGGAGTCGCCTAATGGCCACAGAGGGCCCGCTGATCCATGATGGTGCGCAGACGCAAGCGCAAGCGAACTATTCCCCGACTGCTGCCCTTTCCGGCGTCGTCGCCGACGGCAGCGGCCAGTTTCTCGCGGTCAAGCTCTACGCCTCGACCGACCGGAAAACCGTGCTCGCCAACAGCGGCGGCGAGGCGATCTACGGCATTCTGCAAAACAAGCCGCTCGCCGGTCAGGCCGCCGATGTCGGCATTGCCGGCGTCAGCAAAGCGGTCGCGGGTGCGGCCGTCACCCGCGGCGCGGGGTTGATGACCGATACTTCCGCCCGCTTGATCACCGCAACCTCGAGCAACCATACGGTCGCCTTTGCGATCGAAAGCGCCGGCACGGCGGGCACGGTCTTTACCGTCGCCATGGTGCCGGGCGGCGGGTTCGTCACGCCCTAACCTACCGTCCTGGTAGGCGCGCCACGCCTATCGATTCGACCCATCATTTTGATAGGGAACCTATGCGGAACGAGGCTGCCGCAGCCAGGCAGCCCCGTTCCTCTAAACCACCGCGGTCGCGAGTCGCGCTTTCTCATCAGGAGCGGGCGCAATGCCGCAACCAGTCTATTCGGACGTCCACGTTCAGGCAGCGCTGACGATGATCAGCACCGCCTACCTGCAGAACGAAGCCAATTACATCGCCGACAAGATCTTTCCGGTGGTGCCGGTGCCGCACCAGTCCGACAAGTACTTCGTCTACAGCAAGGACGACTACTTTCGCGACGAGGCGCAGAAGCGGGCCGACGCGACCGAGAGCGCCGGCGGCGGCTTCAACCTGTCGACCTCGAGCTACTCGGCCGACGTGTGGGCCTTCCACAAAGACGTTGGCGACCAGACCCGGCGCAATGCCGATCCGGCCGTCGACATCGATGTGGCGACCACCAAGTTCATCATGCAGCGCCTGCTGATCCGTCGCGATCGGTTCTTCCAGGCGACCTACATGACGACCAACATCTGGGGCAATGACGTCACTGGCGCGACCAGCGGCAACGGCAGCACCACGGCGACCTACTGGAGCGACGACGCCAACTCCGATCCGTTCTCGGACGTCGCCACCGGGGTCACCACGATCCTGCAAAACACCGGCTACGAGCCCAACAAGCTGGTGATCGGCTGGCCGGTCTATCAGGCGCTGCGCAAGAACCCGCTGGTCATCGACCGCATCAAGTACACGATGCAAGCCGACGCGCGGAAGATCACCCCGGAGCTGCTCGCCGCCGCCTTCGACGTCGACGAGGTCATCGTCTCCAAGGCGGTCTACAATAGCGCGGCCGAGAACGTGGCCGGCTCCTACAGCTTCGTCATGGGCAAGAACGCGCTGCTGGTCTATTCGGCGCCGGCGGCCGGGCTGATGATCCCGTCGGGCGGCTACATCTTCGCCTGGCAGGGTCTGAGCGGCCTCAACAACATCGGCGTGCGCATCCTGCAGATCCCGGTGCCATTGCGCGGGGCGAATACTGTGCGCACCGAAGGCGAGATGGCCTTCGACATGAAAGTGATTGGCACCGATCTCGGATATTTCTTTTCCGCGATCGTCCAGTAGACGCACCACCTACAAGAAGCTGAGTGAGGGTCGACCATCGTACCCCCCGATGGTCGAAGCCACTCAGGACCGGCGCTCGGCCCAACCGAGCGCCGGTTCTGTCTTTCGATCAGCAAAGGACAAGTCATGCAATCGGCAATCGGCAACGTCGACCCGCAGCGGCTCGGCGGCGGCGAAGTGTTTCGCCCGTTCACCGCCAACGGCACCTTGTTTCCCAGCGGCGCCAAGCTCAGCCGCGAGCAGTTGATGGCGATGCAGCCAGCCAATCTGCGCGCCCTCGTCAGTCAACGCTTTCTGCAGGTCTGGCCGGTGCACGAGGCGACGCCGTCCGAGGACGACGCGCGGCGCGGACCGCGCAAGCGGTTTGCGCTCCCCTTGGGCGGCGGCAAGTTCGGCGTCGTCGAAGGCTGGCAGATCACCGACCAGCCAGTGACCCGGGCCGAGGCCGACCACCTGGTGGCGGCACTCTGAACCGGTTCAACCGGTCGACAATGCGATCGTGGCCGATTCACCATGGCGGCTCCGCGGGTGTACTAGACCCACGGAACCGCCGGTGGATGGGGTCCCAACGCAGAGGAACGTCCCTCGGTCGTCGGGGTGAGAAGTCGGGCATGGAAGGCCGCGACTCGCACGTTAACCCGCGAGAACCGTAGCACGCGCCCGGCCTTCTCTTCAAAGGGATAGTGCGTGACCCGCGCCGAGGCCGAACTCTGAACCCCGAGGGACAAATGATCTTCGCCGCTTTCGGCCAGAAACTCGATACGATCGTCTCGTTCTGGCTCAATGGCCCGAGCCTGATCGCCGACTTGCGCACCACCATCACCCAACAAGGAGCACAACTGATGGCCACACT